ATGTTTCCTTGGGGTTCTGAATATGAGATAGAGAAATCACCACACTATCTTAGAATCAAAACTATATTAATGGCTTGTGGTAACTACGCTAAAAAAAATGGTATTAGGATTACTTCACATCCTGGTCCATTCAATGTATTAGTTTCACCAAGACCTCATGTTGTAGAAAATACAATTACTGATTTAGAATTACATGGTAAGATATTTGATTTGATGGGATTAGAACAATCACATTATAATAAAATCAATATCCATTGTAATGGAGTTTATGGAGATAAAGAATCAGCAATGAAACGATTTTGTGAAAACTTTAAAAGATTATCACCATCAGTAAAAAGTAGATTAACAGTTGAGAACGATGATAAAGCATCAATGTATTCAGTAAAAGATTTGATGTATTTAAACGAACAAATTGGAATACCAATTGTATTTGATTATCATCACCACAAATTTTGTACAGGTGGATTAACTGAAGAAGAGGCATTAAAGTTGGCAATATCAACTTGGCCTGAAGATATTAAACCAATAGTTCATTACTCTGAAAGTAAAGCATTGCATGAGGAGAATGATAAACTAAAACCACAAGCACATTCAGATTATATTAACAAACTTCCTAAGTTATATGGAACGGATGTTGATGTTATGGTAGAAGCAAAGGCAAAGGAACTTGCGATTATACCACATATGGCAAAATTTAATGTATGTGAATATAGTGGATTGTTAAACACACAAAGTTACGCAGAATGATTATAGATGTAGATATTAAAGCTCCTAAGAGAGTAGAAAAGAATTGGGGATACGAACTATGGATTCACAACGATGAAGAGTATTGTGGAAAATTATTAGTATTCACAAAAGAAAGAAATAGATTCTCAATGCATTATCACCTAAAGAAAAAAGAAAGTTGGTATGTACAAGAAGGAAGATTTCAATTTAATTGGTTGAATGTAGAAGATGGAAAGTTAGAAGGTAAAACTTTAGAAAAGGGAGATAGTGTTTTAATCGATAGAGGATTACCCCATCAGTTAATATCATTAGAAGATAACTCAATTGTATTTGAGGTTTCGACTGAACACTTTGATGAAGATAGTTATAGAGTTTATAGAGAAACACCAGAAGATTTATTATGAGTTATATAAAGGTTCAATTGCCTGAGAGATACAAATTAAAAGAAAGAATCGAAACCAACAAAGATATGTGGATTCCATTTTACGCAAAACATGGAGCATATATAGGTAGTGCAGAATCGATAGATTATTTAACAAACGAAATAAAAAAATACTATGATAGTAAAGAGAATTGAAAAAACTCCCGTTACGAATGAAGAGTTAAACGAATATAAAGAAAAAATATCTAAATTAGAAAACGAATATGCTGTAAATGCATCTGATGTTGGAATAGATAAACGTATTGTTACTATTAAGTTTGGTGGTGAGTATGATGATTTAACATTAGTTAATCCGAAGGTTACCGAAACATCAAAAGAGATGGTTGTTTATTTTGAAAAAGAATTAGATAAAAAACAAAAGGTTAGAAAAACTGCTAGACATCAATGGTTTAAAATTGATACTGATAATTTAGGTATTGTAGAGTTTTCATCTGATAAAAAAGAATGGAAAGACCAAGAAGAATATATGAATGATTTAGGATTGTTCGAATGTATTACTGCTCAGAGATTAATTGATTCTATTGATGGTATAAGTATAAACTCTTCAATTAGAAGATATAGTGGTCAAATAAAAGCAGAGAAAAAACCTGGAAGAAACGAAAGAGTAATGTTACAATCACCTGAAGGAGAAATGGAATTTGTTAAATACAAAAAAGCACAACCTCTTTTAGATAAAGGATATCAATTAGTATAATGGGAGTATTATCATACAAATCAGAAGAGCCGTTAAATAGAGAGGCTATAAATATAACATTCGATGTACCGGATGATATGAATATACATGAATTTAAAATTATGTGTGTTCGAATGGCATCATCTATGGGATATCACCACAACTCAATTAAAAAATCATTCGGTGAGTTAGAATACGAAACTCCATCAGATAAAGAATTCAAAGAATTTTTACATTCACTTAACGTAACAACTGGTTCGTTAACTATATAACGTATGACAAGACTCTATATATTAGAACAAAAAATTAAAACTTTAGAAATTATATTAGAAACAATTGTTGATGAACTGATTGAAGAAGAGTTAATTGATGAGGTAAGATTTGATAATGCTATTATCGAAAAAATCAAAAATCTTAATAAAGAATTGGAAATAAAAAAAGAGGAAGAAGATGAAAAAGAATTTTCATCATTTCCCTTCTTTGGAAAAAAAGGTGAAGCATAATTTGGAAAGTTAAACTTTTTTTCGTATATTAGTAGAATATAATATCAAAATGGAAGAAATTTATTTATACATAATAATTGGAGTTTTAGTAATATCCAATATATTTTTTATTATCAGAGGCACTCAGTTGGTTAGACAAATAGAAACAATTGCTAACGATATGGATAACCTAACTGAATTATCCATTGGCACTTTGGAAAAAATGTTAGAGGAGATGAAAGAGATAGATATCAGAGGTTCATTTGAATCCGATGATGAAGTTGGTGTGGTTTTCAAAGAATTAAAAGATACTATTGAAAAATATAAAAATAATTTATAAAAAATATGCCTAGACCTAGAAAAAAGAAATCAAAAATATATTTCGGTACTCCTGCTCAAGAAGCCATCATTGAATATAATGCAAGTGATGACCCAAAAGAGAGAAATAAAATATATAAAGATAGAATCCAATTTCCATTTGAAAAGTTAGCAGAAAATATTTTAAATACATTTAAGTTCTCATACTTTGATGTATCTAAAGAAGATGTTAAAAAGGAAGTAGTATCGGTATTGGTACAAAAGATTCATATGTTTAAACCTGATAAGGGTAGAGCATTTTCTTATTTTTCTATTGTTGCTAAGAATCACTTAATCTTACAAAATAACGGAAACTACAAACGTTATAAGAAAACGGCACTACTTTCTCAGATGCCTGAAACTTGGAATCCTGAAAATGATTTCTATCACGAACAAAAAGGTAATGAGTTCGATGAGTTCAAAGAATTGATGTTAGGATATTGGGATAAAAATCTTACAAAAGTATTTACAAAGAAAAGAGATATTCAAATAGCAGATGCTATCTTAGAATTATTCAGAAGAAGTCAGTATATAGAAAATTTCAATAAAAAACATCTCTATCTTTTAATTAGAGAAATGACAGATTGTAAAACACATTACATCACAAAAGTAGTTAATGTTATGAAAACTCATCAGAAGAGAATGTTAAACGAATACTTAGACCATGGTGAAATATCTGACAACAATGATGAAGATGAGTTTTTTTCTTATTAACATATATTTATTCTAAATAGGTTACATTACCTCACATAATTAAAAATTCAAACAATTATCTCCCGATAGCTTACTTTGAATTGAATTTTGTAAGAAATAAAAATTTATTTAGAACCAATGATAAAAAAAGCTATACTAATAGTTGTAGTATTATTTACTACGACAAACATACAAGCACAAATTGTAAAAGAGTTATACAAAGATTTCCTAAAATATGGAACTATCTATGGTGCAGGGGATATTAATAATTCCGTTGAAGCCATTGAACCAACATATGTTTTAGAGAGAACTGATAATGTATATGAAATTCCAATCATTAAAGATAATACAGAAGTATTTCCATTCGATTACAGATATGGATTTGGTATTAGAAAATTAGCTAGATTCGATTACGAAAGAAAACCTAAAAACTTTTATGATGGAACAGAATCTCAATTAGCATTTACTGCACCAACTTCAGCATTCAAAGGATTGGAATACCAATTCCATTTTGAAAAAGAACGTTGGAGGGGTAGAGATTTTACAAATTATAGATTTTTCCTAAAACATACAGGTAAAAATCATATCGTAAAGATAGAAACAAGAGAAGTAGATAAGATTAATCTTAACTATAACTCAGCAGAAGCTAGATTTAGATTGCCAATCGGTAAGAAGTTTTCTCTATCGGCCGGAGCTATCCTAAGAGGACATGATAGAGCGTATGGATACAATCCAATTGAAATTTATTTGAATGAAACTACCAAAGATGAATTTGGAAATGAATTTCCAACTAATCCTTGGTATATACTTGCAGCAAATTATGGATATGTTGAAGTTCCAACTACATACACAAATAATACAACCGGTGAAGAATACTCTGATTTTGTTTGGGAAGATGAAGATGGTAATATAGTTGCTTATAGTGACCAAGATTTTAGAGAAAGAGTATTTCCATCTATTATGAATGAGTTTAATGGAAGAGCATGGGATTTATTAGACCCATGGATGGAAGTTGCTCCAATCATCGGATTCGATTTCTACCACTACAAATCAGATTTTTGGTTTCATGCATATGGAAACTATATATTACCATTTCACCAATACGTTGCTGGTGAAGAAGAATTTAGTTACCTTAATAGAAACAATTGGGGTAAAGGTGGATTACGACAAGATTCAGATTTAGAACAATGGACTGATTATTCTTTTGGTGTTAGTTTAGGTTATAAGGTAGGAAAGAACTTTGGAATATTTGCAGAAGGTGAATATTCAAAAATGTGGGATAGTAGATTATACCAAACTACATTTGGTATAAATTATACTTTTAGATAATGATGTGGATATATATTATAAAAGATTGGATTGGGTTATTTGGATTTAAAATGAATAATGATTATTATGATATAGCAAATCCAGGTAAAACATTACCAGCAAAAGGAAGATAAGATGGCAAAAGAATTAAACGAAGGAACTAAAATCACACTTGATTTAAAAACAATAGGTATCTTATTATTTACTGTATCTGTTGTTATTGGAATGTGGTTTACACTACAAGGTGATATCGAAGAAGCTAAGACATTACCCAAACCACCTATTGATAGAATCGAATATGATTTGAAAGATGAGTTAATCAGACAAACTATTCTTGATACACAAGATGATGTTGAATCAATACTCGAAGAGTTAGAAAAAATTGATGAAAGATTATACGAATTACAAAAAGAAAGATAGTATGAAACATTTATTAATATTCATATTTTTACTATTCTCTACACCAATATTTTCTCAACAATGGATTGATGATTCAAACTTTAATACTAAGATTCATGCTAATGATGCATTTGGTGATGATGAGACAATTATAACAATTGTAGAATTTTGGGTAGAGTTTAATAAAGCCAATGCTTTTCCTGATTGGGATAAGTTAGAAGGTGTAGAGTACTTCAGAGTAGATATATCTAAAGCTCCTCAAGCAAAGAAAGATTATAGGGTTAGAATGGCTCCAACTATTATCATATTTAAGAATGGAACCAAGGAAGATAGTTTCAAAGCAAGTTTAGATTTAGAGTGTCCTGTTAATTTAAATGAACTAAGAGAAGCAATAGAAGAAGTCAAAAGAGCTGACAAGTTCTAATCTAAAATAAAATCACTTTTTTGTTTATTGATATTTATATATAGAATAATAATCAATAAACGTATGTCAACAGATTTCGAATTATTCCCAGGTAAAAACCTTAGTGGGTTATTTGAGGATATATACAACAATCAGATAAATAAAAAGAAACACATTTCAGAAGTAATTTTTGAAATGAGAAAAATGATTAGTCATAAAGGTGATATGGCACTCATAGGTCCAGTCATNAAAGATTTAATNGATACATCAGTTCGTAACGATGACCAATTNGTTAANTTAGCAACNATNGCACAAAGAATTGTTGCATCAAGTCAAAAATCAGAAGGTGATACCGGTTTTCTTACTGATAAAGAAAGAGAACAACTTCTTTCAGAAATTGAACAAGTACAGGATGAGGTTCAGAGAATAGATGATATTCAAAACGATATAGAGGAAGTTAAACAAAAAATAGAAAGTTAAGATGAGTTTCTTTGGTGGAAATTTAATTTGGAATGTAGCTAAAAGGGCTACTTCTGCAATTATTAATAAATCTCAAGAAGATTTAGCAGTAGTATATTCCGTCATATTGGATGAAAATCACCCATTAATAAAATCAGGAGAATCAAGTATAGCTGATGTTGGTTCAATTCAATGTAGATTATTAAATGATGTTACTGGTGAAACTTTATTGGTAGCTAAACCATTAGATTCCACTGTAACAATACTACCAATTAGAAATCAAACTGTATTTATACAAAAATTAGGAAGTGGTTATGTATATAGCCAAATATCAAAAGGATTATCACCCAACACATCAGATTCAGAAAATTTAATATCTAATTTATTTAACGAACAACAATCAGCAGAAGGTGGTAGTAAAGCAGAGGGATATTCAAATGTAAGTGCTACTGGTATAGCTCGTTCAAATACAAAAAATGTTAATGATTTTGATGGATTTGGTGATTACTTCACCGCAGAATCAGGTATTCATAAGTTAAAATTATATGAGGGTGATGTATTATTCCAAAGTAGATTCGGCCAATCCATAAGGCTTAGTGGATATAATAATAGTGAAAACAAATTTTCTCCTACATTAACAATACGAAGTGGTGAATCTCCTGAAAATAGAAAAAAGGATGATAATGTATTGGTGGAAGAAAATATAAATGAAGATAGTAACATTATATTCTTAGGTAGTGGAGAAAAATTATTAGAATGGACTCTTCCTACTACTAACGAAAAAGAATCATTTTATAATTATCCATCTGAATTAAAGGGAAATCAAATTCTACTTAGTTCAGATAGAATTATTCTTTCAGCAAAAACAGCAGAAATGATATTCGCTAGTAAGGGTGATGTTGGATTTATAACGGATGGTCAATTTTCAATAGATGCTAATAGGGGTATAAACATAACAACAAAAGATAATATTTTTATTGATACTAAAAATAGAGATTTAAATATCACTCAAGGTGATGGTGTTATTTTCTTAGGAACTGGAGGTGAAACAGAACCTGCTGCAAAAGGACAAACATTAGTTGATTTGTTAGGTGAAATGTTAGATTTAATAGCCCAACAAATATATGTAACTCCAGCCGGCCCATCTGCACCTGGACCAACAAATGTTGCTCAATTTTCATCTTTAAAAGCTAAGTTGAATTCAATGTTAAGTAATAATGTACAATTAAAATAATATGGGATTAGCAGATGACATAGGTAATATGGCAAATGAAACTATTGGTGGTGTGACTGATGCCGAATCTTCTGTGGTAGGTGGTGTAACTGATACAATTGATGATGTTACTGGTGCAGTTGGTGATATTGTTTCATCGATACCAATCGAACTACCTGAGCTACCAGAATTACCAGAATTACCTGAGATACCAAAGTTACCTAAAATTCCAAAGATATCACTACCAAAACTACCACCTCTTCCTAAATTTAAAAAAAAGGAAAAGGCAGAAGAAAATCCGAAACATAAAAAAAAGGGTTTACCTAAGATACCAAAAGTTCCTTCATTGGAGTTACCACCAATACCAGAGTTACCAGAACTACCCGAATTACCTGCAATACCAGAACTACCAAACCTACCAGAATTACCTGATGTGGGTGGTATAGTAGATGGGGCTTTGGGTGGAGTAACTGATGCCGTTGGTAACGTTACTGATAAAATTTCATAAAATGTCTTGGTCACTATTCAAAAGAAACATATTAAGGAAAACGAATCCAAATAATAATCCATCATTAAACATTAATCAACTAGCAACTATTTGGGCAGATGAATATGATGCGGTTGTAAAGAGGGGAAGGGATTTATTAAATTTAGAATCCGTTCAAAAAGGTAATAAAGATTTAGCTAAAGTATTTTTTCAACTTGCACTATTAAAGGGATTAGCAACTCCACCTGGTGTTAATTTTTCATTAGTAAATGAATTTGGTAATGGTGTTAAGGCATATTGGATGGGTGCACAAATGAATCCATTTCCAATCCCATTAATACCAGCACCCGGTACAATACAAAATATAGTAGTTAATTCAAATATAGCAAGTAATCCAGGTACTTGGCCAATGTATCCACCATTAAAGCCCGCTAAAAAACAAGTTATAATGGTTAATATGTTTATCTTAGCAGCAACAGTACATTTATTTAGTGTAGGTGGTATTATACAAACGACATCGTTATATCCATCGGCACCATCTCCAATACCATCACCTGCTGTTATACCTTGGACTGCGTATTTAATACCACCAAATATACCAATACCCAATATTAACTTTCCATCTTCAGATGGTAGTGAACCACCGGTATTAGAACAAGTGGTTGATGATAGTGTTACCACATTAACACCAACTCCACAATATGTTGATAACGATGTAGATATATTAGGTACTCCGATATTAAAGGATGTTATAGAAGAAACTATACCAGATGGTGTAATTGATGAAGAAATGGAAAATATTCTGCCTGATTTCATATCACAATTGGAAATGGGTGGAACAAAGTGTGAATAAAAATCAAAAAACAATAAAACAAATATTTATATAGAAAGGAAAACATTACAACAATGGATACTGACAAATTAGTAAAAGCAATACAAATAATAGTTAAGGAGGAAATCAAAGTGATTCTTCCTACACTAGTTAAGGAAGGTGTAAAGAAAGAAATGGCAAAGTTGTTAAAAGAAAATAAACAACTTAAAAAGGCTATTACACCAAAACAACCTACATTTATGGATGAGGTAGTTTCTGAAAAACCTATACAAACAGAAAAAGTTTTAAGTAAAAACCCTGTGTTGAATAAGGTACTACAACAAACACAACCACTTAGTTTAAGTGAAAATACAAATAAAAGTGTATTAGATAATCATCAACCATCTTATGCTGGTGCACCAACTGAAGTTTCTGAAAGAACAATGCAGTTTGATTCAAACTCAACTCATACATTGGGTGCACAAAGTATAGCACAAAAAATGGGATATGGTGATATGCAAGGAGGAGTTAAAAAACAAGGGTTAGGAGTTACAACTGGATTAGCTGGATTGGATAGAGTTTTGAATAGAGATAATTCTCAGTTAATAAAAGCTATGGATAAAAAAAGTAATGGTAACTGGAGACCGGGAATGTAATATAAATTATGGCAGTTGAGTTAGGAAGAAAAATCGTTAAAGATACCAAATCATTTGCAAGTTATGCAATTGGTATCACTTTACCATTACAATTTGGTGAAAGTACTTTCGAGCAATCTTTCCAAACCAAAGACCAAGTTAAATCAAATATTAAAAATCTTCTACTTACTAAAAGGGGGGAACGTATTTTACAACCCGAATTTGGTAGTGGTTTACAATCATTATTGTTTGAACAAAATGTAGATGATTTAGAGGGTAGAATTGAAGATACTATAAACGAAAGTTTAGAACAATGGTTACCTTATGTTACGGCTGAAGAGATTGATATTGAATCAACTGATGAATTGAGAGATANCAACAAAATAAACGTTTCAATTAAATTTAGAATAGGGGATGATATTAATTTAGAAACTCTAACATTCACAGTACAGGGATAATACGATATGGCAATAACAAAAACATCAAAGAACTTTAAGAACAAAGGTAAGGATATAAAATATCTTAACAAAGATTTTAGTGCGTTTAGAGGTAATCTAATTGAATTCGCTAAAACGTACTTCCCGAAAACATATTCTGATTTTAATGAATCATCTCCGGGTATGATGTTTATTGAAATGGCATCTTATGTGGGTGATTCACTTTCATATTATGTAGATGATACATTAAAAGAATCTTTAATGGTTCATGCAGATGATATTGAAAATGTAATAGCACTTTCACAATACTTAGGATATAAACCAAAAGTATCATCTCCATCAGTAACAACTCTTTCAGTTTATCAATTAGTACCATCAATAGGTAGTGGTGGTGATAACACATTTGATTCAACTTACTTTTTAAGAATAAAAGAAGGTATGAGGTGTGAATCAACAAATGGAGTACAATTTATTACACAGGATGTTTTGGATTTTTCTGATGAAAGAGAACGAGAAATTACAATATATCAAAGAGATGGTGTAAGTGGAGAAGCTTCATTTTACTTAGTAAAAAAGCAAGTACAAGCAATATCTGCAGAATTAAAAACTAAAGAAGTTTCATTTGGTGCTTTTGAAGAATTTCAAAGTATTGAATTGGGAGATACTGATATTATAGATATATATGATGTAAGAGATTCGGATTCAAATAAATTTTATGAGGTTCCTTATTTAGCACAAGAATTGGTATTTACTGATTACCCAAATACTGAAAATAATGATCCTGATTTATTTCAATTTAAATCAACAACTCCATATATTTTAAATACACTTAAAACATCTCGTAGATTTGTAAAACAAATAAATCCAAATAGTACAACAACTATTCAATTTGGTAGTGGAGACCCAACAGTTAGTGAAGAAACAATTATCCCTTCATTTAAAAATGTAGGATTAGGATTACCTAATTCAATTTCTAAATTAGAAGAATCATTTGACCCAACTAACTTTTTGAAAACAAAAACATATGGAACATCTCCATCTAATACAACTATTACTGTAAAGTATTTAGCTGGTGGTGGTGTGGAATCAAATGTTAAAAAGGGAACTATTACACAAATTAATGGTGTTGAATATGAAGAAGATATTGAATTGTTTACACCAACTCAATTAGCACTATATAATGCAGCAAAGAATTCAATAGCAATTGATAATGAAGTACCTGCAACTGGTGGTAAGGGTGGTGATACTATTGAAGAGATTAGACAAAATGCATTGGCAAACTTTGGTTCTCAGAATAGAGCAGTAACATCAAAGGATTATCAAATAAGAGCTTTATCAATGCCAACCAAATTTGGGGCTATTGCAAAAGCATACGCTACCGCAGATGGTACATTGGATAATAACTCACCTTCTTCTATTTTAGCTTCACCACAAGTTCTTAGAGAGTTTACTGAGTTAGTTGATGGGTTTGTAAATAGAGAAGAAGGAGCAGGAGAAGTTGATAAACAACTTATCCAAGATGAAATTAGAAAATTCTTAGTTGGTAAAACTTCTAATGATAATGAAAAGAATAATCCATTTGCTATTAATCTTTATCTATTGGGATACGATTCAAATAAAAAATTATCAACTCTTAATAGAGCAATAAAAGAAAACTTAAAAACATATTTAAACGAATATAAAATTCTAACAGATGGTATAAACATTAACGATGGTTTTATAATCAACATAGGACTTGAGTTTGAAATAGTAACACTAAAAAATTACAATAAAAGTGAAGTATTATCAGAGTGTATAACTGAATTAAAAGAATATTTCAATATAGATAGTTTTACATTTAATAATACAATTAACATTTCAGAATTGGAATTAATCATAGCAAATGTTGATGGAGTTAGTTCCGTTCCTAAATTAAAGATTGTAAATAAGTGTGGAGGTCAATATGCACCAAACACATACAATATAGAAGCGGCGATTAAAGATAAGGTTTTATATCCATCTTTAGACCCATCGGTTTTTGAAATTAAATATCCAGATTCGGACATAAAAGGAAGAGCAAAATAATGGCATACTATTTTCTAACAGCATCAAAGGATGCATCGGTTTACCTACAACAACCTGACCAAAACGCTGGTTTAGATGAGGTATTGGAGGTAAGTAAGGTTTACTATGGTGGAGTTAAAGATGTATCAAGAGCACTTCTTAAATTTGAAACTAATGGGTTCTCATCATCACTATCTAATGGTAGTGTTGGTTTTGAAGAAGCCAAACTTATTTTGAAAGAAACTGAATCAGAAGAAGTACCATTAGAATTTAATATTAACATATATCCAGTTTCTCAAAGTTGGGAAATGGGTAAAGGTACTAGATTTGATAATATAGAAACCGCTGGAGTAACTTGGAATTATAGAGAAGGTGATTCATCACTTAGATGGGTAAACAACGTAGTAGGTGGTAATATTGTATTTGCTACTAACACAACTGGTTCTTTTGCTGGTAGAGGTGGAGTATGGCATTCTAATCTTAGTAGTTCTAAATCATTTACATATAAGACTGAAGATGTTGATGCTGATATAACTACAATTTTCCAAAGTTGGTTAAGTGGTTCGATTCAAAACGAAGGATTGATAGTAAAGCACGAAAATTCATCCGAAGAAGATACAAACGATTATGGTATCTTAAAATTCTTTAGTAAAGAAACAAATACAATACATCAACCAAAAGTTAGAATAGGGTGGAATGATGTATCATTTTCAACTGGTTCATTAACTGAACTAACATCCGAAGAAATAAAAGTTGGAATTAGAAACTTTAAAAAACATTACAAAGTAAATACAACACCTAAGTTGAGAGTAGTTGGTAGAGATTTATATCCTACAAAAACATTCTCATCTACGGCACAATATGGTATAACTAAATTTTTACCAACAACATCATATTACCAAATATGTGATTATCATTCAGGTGAGACAATTATTCCATTTAGTAATTACACAAAATTAAGTTGTGATACTGATGGTAACTATTTCAATCTGAATTTATCTAATTGG